ATTCTATCTTGGGAATCAAATGTAAGTAATGATTTTGATTACTATGATTATGATCGTAAACCTTATATTTGCCGCCCCCATCATTTTACTAATATATTTGATGATGTTGTTCCTATGAGTAAACATTTTGTCACTCGTTCTAAATTTATCAGTAAAATTAATTGTACTTTATATATATGTAACAATAATAATAAAAAATCAAAAAAAAATAAAAAACGTCAAAGTAAAAAATTTAAAAACTGTAAAGTACAGACTGATAATGCTGACCAGAGCGCTTATGAGAAATTCTATCGCACTCATATGTTAAAAATGTTAGATCGTCGTATATATGATCAAATCAAAGATCTAGATCCCGATTATGTGCCTAAATTAGTTGATGATATAATCACTTTTGTACAAATGGCTACAATGAAAGTTGAAGGCATGTCTTTTTATGAAGTTATTGTATTAGCTGTGCGCGTTTTCTTTAAGAGTCGATACAATGAATCATCGGGTAAACTGTTGTTTAAACGATTATTTCCATACATTAAGAGTATATTTTCAAATTTAAGTGTACAAGGAGATTTTTTCGAAACTTCACGTAATTTTCTAAATTCTTATAAAAACATAAATGAAAGTCCAATTGTTCTCAAATTATATAAATGTTGTACATATTTGATGACTATGTCATTATTTGAGAAAATTGGTATTACATTTGAATCTCTTGGTTATTCCAAATTAGAAGAAGTTACACTTAAGAAAAAGTTTTATAAGAAAACGGATTTTATTTATGTCCTATGTGATACTATCCTTTTTGTCCTAGAAAGAGGATATCAAGTTTATGTGACACAAGATATAAATTGTTTATTCCATTCAGGTGGTACTTATAAAGAATTATACGAAGATTGTCGATTATTGATTCGCCAAAATCAACAATTACACAACCCTGAAGCCAATGGTTTCACAGAATCCGATTATCGAAATCGTCTTGATGTAGTGATCGAAAAATTAGAAAATATCAGTAAACATTCCTTCAGATTAGATAAATCTGATGTTAATGTTATCAAGTGTACATTAAATGATATGCTAATGATGCGTGATGATTTAAATACTAAATCAGCAGCTAGACAAAACCGTAAGGCACCATTCGGATTATTGATATTTGGTGATTCTGGTATTGGTAAAACCACAATTACTAGTATGATGGCTACATTTTTTGCCAAACATGAAAAATTACCTTCTGGACCCGAATTTAGATATACTGTTAATCCTGCTGCAAAATATTGGGATGGTTTCTTGACATCCCAACATACTGTGATTTTAGATGATATTGCCAATGAATCGCCTGAATTAGGTGATCCAGGTTCATTGAATGTAGTTATACAAACGATGAATAATCAAGCATTTTGCCCAGATCAAGCTTCTTTGGAGATGAAAGGTACAACTCCATTTCGTGGTAAGCTTGTTATTGCGACAACCAATGTTAAAAATTTAAATGCTTACCATTATTTTTCATGTCCATCTGCTGTACAAAGACGTTTTCCATATATAATTACTCCAACAGTTAAGAAAGAGTATCTTAATGAAAGAAATATGTTGGATTCAGAAAAAGTACCTACAGATCAGCCTTATCCGGATTTATGGTTTTTTAAAGTCGAGTTGGTAAGACCTACACCTATAGATCAAGGTAAGCATTATGCTAAAATAGAAACTGTTTTAGAGAATGCTAATATTACTGAGTTATTACAATGGTATCACACAGCAATAGTAAGATTTAATGATGATCAAGTTCGTGTTGAAAATTGCACCAAACTGATGCTGGAAACAGAATTATGTCTTTGTTGTAATTTACCTGATACCCTCTGTCAATTAAGACCTCAAGGATATATGAATGAAATAGAGAACCTAGGTTACTTTACTTTAGGTTTTCTTTGTTGTTTAACAGTTTTCTCCTTTATGTGGGCCTCCTTTGTTTCTAGACCCGAAGTGCAACGTGTTCGCCTATTTATTTCATATTATACTAGTTTAAAACGTAATATAAATTTATATCGTGTTAAACAGAATGAATTGATTGGTAAATTAACCAATGTGAATACGTGGATTGTAATGGGTGATAGAATGAAAGATGAATTAAAACAACCTAGACTTTTCTTGGCCTTAACTTTGGCAATCACTTCATTCATGACATTTTACAAAATGTACAATAAATTAACTCCGCAGGGAGATGTGTCTGCAGATATAGGTAAGAAACCTATAGCAGAAATTAACGGTCGTGAAAACGTGTGGTACAACAATACTTTAGATGTATCAATAGCAAATTTTTCACGTGAGAGTTCATCTTCTAAAAGTGTTGATTTTACACAATTCTGTTCTAAAATTTCTGAAAATGTATGTCATATCACAATTGAAAGCACAAAAACTACTCGGAAAAATAGGGGTAGAATGATTGCTTTGGGAGGTCACATTTATCTTACAAATAACCACAATGTCCCCAATTTGAGTGAAGGAGGGCACATTAGTGTGGTTTTCACTCACTCAAAGGGAGTTAATTCAAATAGTGATTTTTGCATAAGTGAATGTGATGTACATAGAGTACCATATCATGATTTATGTTTCTTAACTCTCAGATCATTACCACCAAAAAAGAAAATTGTACAGTACATACAAAAAGGAAAAGCCAATGGTATTTTCAATGGAATGTACATAAATCGTGCTGAGAATGGTAACATAAGTTTAAATCCGGTTAAGAAAATTCAATTATTACCTGAACGAAAATTTACTTATAAAGACATGGATATTGAAGCTAAACATGCAATTTGGTTAGGTAGAAGTGATGAATCTACACAGAGTGGAGATTGTGGTATGCCTTTACTAATTAATAGTGCATATGGCTATTGTATAGTGGGTTTGCACTTTCTTGCCAACGAAATGGTTAAGGGTGAGATTTATGCAACTCATTTAGATGGTAATTTCGTTGAGAATGTTTACAATAGTTTATCGAGTTACAATGTTTCTGCTGGAGATTTTTCGATGGTTTCTAGCAAAAGTAAGCAGAGACCAGTGACCGAATTACATAAAAAATCCGTTTTCAGATTTTTACCTGAAGGTAGTGTTAATGTGTATGGTTCTTTTACTGATTTCAGAGGAAAAAGTGGTTCTAGTGTTGTTAACACGCCTATGAATAATTTTCTCAAAGAGAAAGGATACGAAACCAAATTCACCAAGCCTGAGATGAAATCATGGGCTCCTTGGCATATCGCTGCCAAAGATCTTGTGAAACCAATAAATACTTTAGATACAGGTATATTGGATCTATGCGCACAGGGTTATATTAATGATGTGCTAAAAAGCATAGATGAAACTAAAATTTCAACTATGATGCACGTTCTTGATGATTTCACTGCTATAAATGGAGCACAAGTAGCTTATATTGATAAAATCAATCGAAATACAAGTGCTGGTAATCCATGGAAAATGAGTAAAAAATTCTTTATGGAAACGATACCTCCAGCCCATGGAATGTTAGATCCTGTAGAAGTTAATGATGAAATTATGGATAGAGTAGATGAGATCATTAATAAATACAAAGCAAATGAACAAGCACACCCAAATTTTTGTGCACATTTGAAAGATGAACC